TTATAATATATTTAATTTTTATTAAAGAGAGAAATAAATATTAATTAAAATAGATTTAAAAATAAAATAAAATTATAATATATTTAATTTTTATTTGGGAGAGAAATTTAAAAAATAAAATTGAAATAAAATTATAATATATTTAATTTTTATTAAAGAGAGAAATAAATATTAATTAAAATAGATTTAAAAATAAAATAAAATTATAATATATTTAATTTTTATTTGGGAGAGAAATTTAAAAAATAAAATTGAAATTATTATTATTTAATTTATATTGTTAAAATTAAATAATAATGTTAGGAATGTTTGAAGATGATATTTTTAAACAATTTAAATATGAAAATATTAATTTTAAAGGAAAAAAATGTTTAGATATAGGAACAAGAAATGGATTAAATTGTTTAAATTTAATAAATTTAGGTGCAAAAGAAGTAATAGGAATAGATATAGATGATAGAAGATTTAATGAATTATATGATTATATCAATAATAATAATATTTCAAATGAAATAAGAGAAAAAATAATTTTAAAAAAAATAAATTTATTAGAAATGGATGAAAATGATAAATTTGATGCAATAACTTGTTTTTTATGGAATATGAATTATTCAGAATATAATGAAATAGTTTTAAAAATAAAATTATTATTAAATGAATATGGTGTAATTTATATAGGATTATGCGATGAATGTTATATATATGATGAAAATGGTGTTTCTGTTCCAAAATTATTTTATAATCATTTTAATGAAATGCGTTTTATATGTTATAATAATATAATAAGATGTCAGTGGATATTAGAATTGAAATTTAAAATAGATTATAAAGAAAAAGATTACTCAAAAAATTATTTAAATTTACCTTTATTAAAAAAAAAAATAAAAATAAATTATATTTAATTAATATTATCGTGCATAATATTATCGTGCATAATATTATCGTGCATAATATTATCGTGCATAATATTATCGTGTATTTTTAAAGTTTTAACTTTAATATTTTTACCAGGTGGTAAAGATTTAAAAGTGGAAACATGTTTATCATCTTTTTTTAATAAAAAAATTCTGGTTTCTTCATTAAAGAATAAATAAGGAATATTATCAATAATATTTTTTTCTTTATTATATAGAACTTCTTTAGTTTTAGTTAAATTTTTTCTTTCAAGACATTTTATTAAATATTTTTTTAAATTAGATACTTCAATATCATTTAAATTATATTTTTGAATTAAAGTATCTGCATAAATATTTAAACGCATAATTTTTTGTGTTTTATCTAATTTAGTCCAAGTTTCAATTTTATTATTATTAGATTCTAATTCTAAAAAATTGCTGATTTTTTCATTTTTAGTATTTTCATATTTAGGGTTAATATCATTACCATTTAATAACATAGTTTTATATGCGATATTTTTAAGTTCTTGACAATTATCCGTTTTTTTATTTTTTTCTAATAATTTTTCATTTTCTAATAATTCAGAAGTTTTATTAGTTTCATTAATGATAATATTCATTATATTTTTATATTTTATATTAATATGTAATAATAATTTTAAACCATTTTAATATAAATATATATATTTTTATAAATATATTAAATATAATATTAAATCTTTATATTGATATTTATATATATTTATTTATAATTATATTAAATATAAAATCTTTATTTTAATATAAATATATATATTTTTATTTTTATAAATAATGAAGAAAATAATAAATTATAATAATATTAATATAGATAATAATAAAAAAAAAAATTTAAATATAAATGATATTTCATTAAATTTAAATATATTTGATATAAATATTCAAAAAATATATATAAATAATATTTTCAATCAAATAAAAAATGTAGATTTAAAATTTGAAAAATTAATTATGAGAGAAATTAAAAATAAAATAAATTCATATAAACATCAAGATATAAAAAAAGATTTACACGATATAAATAATATTATAAATTTAAATGATGTAATACAAAAATTAATATTATCAAATTTAAAATGTTATTATTGTAAAAATGATATATATTTAATTTATGAAAATATTAGAGAAAAATATCAATGGACTTTAGATCGTATAAATAATAATGACGCCCATAGTAATAATAATACAATCATAAGTTGTTTAAAATGCAATTTAGAAAGAAGAAGAAAAAATAGTGAAAAATTTCTATTTTCTAAAAATTTAAAAATAGATAAATTATCTATATAATATATATAAAAAATATATATTAAAAATAATTTAAATATATATTATTTTTAACTTAAAACAATTTAAACATAATAAAATTACTATTTTATTATATGTCTATAAATACACAAAATGATTTATTATTAACTAAATTAATGGAATTTTATAATATTGATAATAATTTAGATAATATGTTAAAAATTATTAATGGTGAATCAAATATTTCTTTAAGAATTGTAGATTGGTTTGCTACTAATTATTCTAAAAAAAATTATACTTGTTATGATATTTTTAAAAATAATAATATTGAAAGATTTAAAGTTTATATTGATTATAAATTAAAATTAAAAGCATATAGTAAAAAAAGATTCGACCCTTTTTGTCGTTGGGAAAGAATAACTATTCCATATAAAAATAATACACATATACAAACTACTTTGGGACAATTGAATTTTTTTAAATGGGCTTTAGAAAATGATGTAATTCAATATATTGAAAATAATTATAAAATTATAGATGAAGATATGAATAATAGAAATAGTTCTTCTAAAAATAAAAATTATTCTATGAATTCTAATAGTTCCGATAATTCATTAGATACTAATAGTTCTTCGTTAAGTAATAATAAAACTAGAAAAAAAAGAGAAGAATTATCTATTAATGCATCTAAAAATATGAAAAAAGAATTAATTCATACTATTTTTATTTTTAACTAAATAATTCATTAATTCATTAATTCATTAATTTAATTTAATTTAATTTAATTTAATTTAATTTAATTTAATTTAATTTAATTTAATTTAATTTAATTTAATTTAATTTAAAAAATATTTTTTAAATTAAAATTATTTAAAATATATAAATTATAACAATATAGAGAATGTTATAAATGGGAATAAATCATAGTATAAATAAATTAAATTTTGAATCAGTTCAAAATATAATAAATAATAATGATTTTATAATTATAAATACTTTAAATATAAATAATCAAGATTGTTTAATTAAAAATACAATTAATGCAAATAAAGAAGTAAAAATTATAAATTCATTATTAAAGAATTCAAAAAAAAAAAAAATTCTTATATATGGTGAAAATTGTTGTGATATAACTGTTATTAATAAATATAATCAATTATTTAAATTAGGATTTACTAATTTATTTATTTATATTGGTGGTTTATTTGAATGGTTATTATTACAAGATATATATGGAGAAGAACAATTTCCTACTACTTCTAAAATTATAGATATTTTAAAATATAAAGGAAAAAATATACTATATATTTAATATTTATTAATATTTATTAATATTTATTAATATAAAAAATGATATCACTTATTGCTGAATGTTTAGGTACAATATTTTTTTTTAGTTGTGTATTATCATATGGAGAACCGATACCTATAGTAATAGGATTATTAGCATCTATATATGCATTTGGTAAAATAAGTGGCGGGCATTTTAATCCAGCAATTTCTTTTTTAATGTATATAAAAGGAGATATAAATATTAATAAATTTATATTATATGTAATAGCACAATTAATAGGAGCTGTAATTGCTTTATTATGGTGGAGTAATACTAATAATTTTAAAAAATAATTTAAAAAATAATAATATATATAAATATATATAAATATATATAAATATATATAAATATATATAAATATATATAAATATATTAATATATAAATATAAATTATTAAATAATAATATATTAATGAATATTAATCCTTTATTATTAGATTTAGAAGTTATTTCTCAAATAAATGAAAATGATAAATTATCTGTTTCTATTAATCCAGGTTCAGTTAATTTATTTATAGATACTTTTAGTTATACTTCCAGTATTTATAGATGGTATTATGGATATAATAGAGAAAATTCAATTAATTATTTAGAAAAATTAATTGATAATATTGAAAAATCTTCAAATACTATTATTGTAGGACATCATAATGATTTATGCATTATTTTATCTAATTCTATAAGAAATGCTATAATTGGTTTAAATAATTTAAAAAAAACTTATATTAAAGATGCGGTTATTTCCTCCAAAATAACTTTACTCATTAATAAATTAATTATTATTAATAAATCTTTAGATGATTTTTTAAATAATATTGTAAATTTAACAGAACAATAATAATTAAAATATATATTTAAAATAATAATTAAAATATATATTTAAAATAATAATTAAAATATATATTTAAAATAATAGTATAGTATTATTTAGGATAATTAAATTTTTTATTATAAAATAATATTTTTATATTATATAAAATACGATGAACGATACTAATGATGGTATTGAAGGATATGATTTTGAAAATAAAACAAATGCGTATGAAACAATTGGCGGTAGAAGACAAAGACAAAGACATAGACATAACGAAGAAGAACAAAATGGAGGAAAAAGAAAAAAAACAAAAAAAACTAGAAAATCAAAAAAATCAAAAAAAACAAAAAAAACAAAAAAAACAAAAAAATCGGGTAAAACAAATAAATGGATTATGCATGTTAAAAAATATGCCAGAGACCATAATATTAATTACATGGAAGCTTTAAAAAGTTCAGATTGTAAAAAAAAATATAAAAATATGTAAATAATATTTGTAATATTTATAGTATTAATTAATATTAATAGTTATATATGTTAATAAATTATGATTATAAATTTAATAAAAATTATAATCATATATATCTAGATTACGATAATAATTCAAATGATTATGACGATTCTAAAAATACTAATATTGAAAATAAATATTCAAAAAATGATAATTATAATTATTTAAATTATTATAATTCAAATTATGATTATTTAAATAATGATATAAAAAAAAATAAAATAAAACAAAAATATAAATGTTATTTTAATAATCAATTATGTATAAATAATAAAATAATAAATATTAATAAAAAAAAATATTGTATTTATCATTTTAAATTATATATGAATAAATATATTATAATTATTCAAAAATATTATAGAAGATATAAAAAAATTAAATTAATAAAATTATTAAAAAAATTACCAAATGATATTTTAAATATAATAATAAATTATGAGAGAAAAGATTATTATTATATAAAATATTATAAAACTATTAATATGATAATTCATAATAAATTATTAATGTTTAATATAGATTTTTTAAATAATAATAATAATAATAATAATAATAATAATAATAATAAAGAATTAATATTATTTGAAAAGTTTGAAAAATTATTTGATATTTATAAAAAATATTATATTATTATTAAAAATTCTAAATATAATAATTATATAATAAATGATTTAAAAATAATTATTTATTTTTATAATTATTATAAATTTATATTAAATTTATATTAAATTTATATTAAATTTATATTAAATTTATATTAAATTTATATTAAATTTATATTAAATTTATATTAAATTTATATTAAATTTATATTAAATTTATATTAAATTTATATTAAA